CTACCGACTACTTTCCTACATTGATCCAGGTCGTATCAACCTTACCTCTGCTGAGGCTGACCTTGCAGATAGCAAGGTTCCAGGAGCAGCTGGTACCAACTCATCACGTTACATCTTTGCTCTATATCAGCAACGCCTTAGCGATGAGTCACTCAAACTTTCAGACAAATTCCCTATACGTCTCCACTACTCAAAGTAAGGCAGGATAATGACCCGCAAATACTCCACCACCTCGGTTGCGACACAACTTGCCGCTACTATCTCAAACTCAGCTACTACGATCACCGTATCTACAGGTACTGGTTCTGCCTTAATGGGTGGAGTCACACTTGCAGCAGGTAACGTAGATCAGTTCCTCGTCGCACTCGATGTAGATACTAACAACGAAGAGATTGTCGCCGTTACTGGTATCTCTGGCGATACACTCACAGTAGTTCGTGCTCGTGCAGGATCTAGCGGTATCTCACATACGGCAGGAGCCACAGTAAAGCACGTCTTCACCGGTGATGATGCAACCTTCTTTACAGCAGGAGTTGCTACAGCAGATGGCGCAATTCCAAAGTCTTTGGTCACTACAAAGGGTGACATTATTACTGCAACAGCAAGTGCCACACCTGCTCGATTAGGCGCTGGTACTAACTCACAAGTCCTTACAGTTGATTCAACTACAGCAACAGGACTCAAGTGGGCTACACCTGCTACTACTGATCTAACATTCAATGCTCAGACTGGTACTACCTACTCGCTAGTTGCTAGTGACTTGAACAAGTTGGTCACACTATCTAACGGAAGTTCTATCAACCTGACTGTACCTAACGGAGTCTTTACCACAGGTCAGCAGATCAACATTCAGCAACTTGGTCTAGGTCAGGTTACTGTCATCAGCGATGGAACTACAGTTCTTACATCAACTGGTGCAACCCCTACTGCTCCTAAGTTGAGAGCACAGTACTCAGCTGCAACAATTATCTGTACCTCAAGCAATAACTTCACCGTGATTGGGGACCTACAGTAATGAGTCCAATTCTAGGTATCTGGGCTTCCCAGATCTCAGGTCGTCTATGGGAACCGCAAGGTGCCTATGATGCCTTGGCAACTGTCACACCAAGTGGCTCGACAGGAACTATTACTTTTGCTGGTATTCCTAGCACCTATAAACATTTGCAAATTCGTGCCATTGGCCGTTCAGACTATGCAGGTTCTAACGTTCAATTAGCAATGCGATTTAATAGCGATACTGCCGCTAACTACTCAACCCATAATCTTATTGGCGTTGGTAGTGGGTCGGGTACTGCAACAGGTACTGCAAACACAACTTACGTTGAAGGTGGTCAAATGGCTGGCGCAACTCTTTCGGCCTCAATTTACGGAGTGACAATTATTGATGTTTTAGATTATCAAGATACCAATAAATTCAAAACATCAAGAAGCCTATCTGGATTTGATGCTAATGGTTCAGGTCAGGTTCTTTTATCGTCAGGTGCTTGGCGTTCAAGTGTTGCTATAAATTCAATTACTTTAATTGCTGGCGCTGGAAACTGGACTTCGGCTAGCCAATTCACACTATACGGGGTGAAATAAGATGCCAAACACATACGTCGCACTCGCCACTCAGACAGTTGCTACGGCAACATCATCAGTTACCTTTAGTTCTATTCCGTCAGGATATACCGATTTAGTTTTAGTAATAAGTAACGCCACTACAACAGTCACAGGATATTCTTATACTTATTCTTTGAATAACGATACTGGTTCAAATTATTCTTTAACGCTTTTAGATGGTAATGGTTCTGCGGCACAAAGTGTCAGATATTCAAACGTAACCAATACTCAAGCCTATTTAGGTACTTGGACGGCAGGTATGTCCACAACAGAGCCAACTACAATAATTGTGCAACTAATGAATTATTCAAACGCAACTACCTATAAAACTTCATTGTGCAGAAGCAACACAGCAAGCCGTCAAGTTGATGCAGTAGTTGGATTATGGAGAAGCACAGCGGCTGTCAATCGCTGGGACATACAAGCACAACCAGGGGCAAATATAGGCGTAGGCTCAACCTTCTCACTCTACGGCATAGCAAATGCCGACCAAGGAGCTGCCAAAGCAACTGGCGGTATCATCACAGAGGATTCAACATACTGGTACCACACCTTCGGTGCATCAGGTGCCTTTATTCCTAAGCAAGCGCTTACTGCTGATATTTTAGTAGTAGCAGGCGGCGGTGCATCAGGTTCAAGACAGGTTGGAGAAGGAAACTGTGCTGGTGGTGGTGCTGGCGGACTTCGTAACATTACATCTCAGTCACTTTCTAGTGGAGTGAGTTACACCTGCACCATAGGTTCTGGTGGTGCTGCAAATGGCGCAACAGCACTTGGCGCTCGTGGTGGTTCTGGAAACACCTCGTCATTTTCTGGTTCTGGTTTTACTACTATTAACGCATCTGGCGGTGGCGGTGGCGGAGCGCAAACTAACTTAAACGGAGTTAATCTATCTATTCAACAAGGTGGAACTGGTGGCTCTGGTGGTGGTTCTGCATTTGATGGTTCTGGAAATAATGCAGCAGCAGGTGCAGCAGGCAATACGGGTTCTTATTCCCCAGTAGAAGGTTATGCTGGTGGTAACGGTGGTTCCGCTCCCATCTATTACGTTGGTGGTGGTGGTGGCGCTGGTGGAGTTGGTGTTGGTGGCACTACTGGAAACACTGGTGGACCTGGTATTACTTATTCCAATGGATTAACTTATGCAAAAGGTGGAGATGGACAATCTAACACAGGACCTGGAACCGCTAGTACAGGCAATGGTGGCAACGGTTTTGGTGGCGGTAATGCAGGCGGCTCAGGCGTTGTAGTAATTCGATATGCGAAATAAGGGAGATAGATAATGCCAAACAATATGATTCTTTTGGAAACAATCGCCCTTACCCAAAGCGCAGCCTCGGTAACTTTCGACAACTTGCCAACTAGCGGTTACACCGATTTGAAGATTGTTACCTCAGCAAGAGGAACTGTCAATCTAGGAAGCGGTTACGTTGACGGTATTTTGACTTTCAACGGCACAACAACTGGTTACTCGGAGCGTATGATTTATGGACTTGGCGGTAGTGCTGGTTCTTTAAGTCAGTCATCTACTGGTATTAAATGGGGTAACTGGGCAAACGATACAAGCACAACTGCTAACACATTTGGAAACTCTGAAACCTACATTCCAAACTATAGGTCATCTAATTTTAAGTCTGTGTCAGTTGACGGTGTTCAAGAAAACAATGCAAGTGGTAGTGCTATTGCAGCATTAAACGCTGGTCTGTGGTCAAACACTGCTGCAATTACTTCAATTACTTTTACTGCTGGATCAGGTTCTTTTGCAGCAGGATCTACCTTCTCCTTGTACGGCATAGCTGCCCTTGGCACAACCCCTGTCCTTGCACCCAAGGCTACAGGTGGAAACATCGTTGCTAATGACGGCACCTATTGGTACCACGCATTTACCTCATCAGGCAACTTTGTGCCACAGACAGGCTTAACTGCTAACGTATTGGTTATCGGTGGCGGTGGTGGTGGCGGTCACTACGTTGGTGGCGGTGGCGGTGCTGGTGGTTATCAAGTATTTACATCACAGTCACTTGCAAGTGCTACTAATTACGCTTGCACTATTGGTGCAGGTGGTGCTGGTGGTACCTCTACTTCTACAGGAAGCAACGGCATATCATCACAATTTGGTGCGCTAACTGCTTCTATCGGTGGCGGTGGAGGTGGTACTTACGGAAACGCAGGTAGCAATGGTGCATCAGGCGGTGGAGGTACTGCTTCTGGTTTTACTGCTGGTGGTACTGGGACTCAAGGTTTCAATGGCGGTAATGGTGGTGGCGTTTCTAATAACTACCCAGGTGGCGGTGGTGGCGGTTCTGGTGCTGCTGGACAAACAGGAGTTTCAGATACTACAGGTGGCGCAGGTGGCGCAGGAAAAAACAGTGAGTCTGCTTGGGCTACCGCTACTAACACTGGCGTAAGTGGTTTTTACGGCGGTGGAGGTGGAGGCGGTGTTTACAATCAAATTGCTGGAGCAGGTGGAGCAGGCGGTTCAGGTGGTGGCGGCACTGCTGGAGCGATTGGTGGCAACAACGTCGGTGCTGCTGGTGTAGCAAATACAGGTTCTGGTGGTGGTGGAGCAAGTGGTACATCTGCAAATCCTAAAGCAGATGGTGGCGCAGGCGGTTCAGGTATTATTATTATTAGATATCCAATAGCATAAGGAGAAATAGAATGTCACATTGGGCAGAGATTGACGAGAACAACATTGTTCTGCGTGTACTCGTTGGTAACAACAGCGAGCCAGATGAAGGCGAAGCCTTTATGAATAGCCTCGGCGGTACCTGGGTTAAGACCAGTTACAATGGGAATATTAGGGCCAACTTCGCAGGCATTGGGTTCCACTATGACCCAGCAAATGATTGGTTCCACGCACCTCAGCCATTCCCATCGTGGACCTTGGATGAGAACGCACAGTGGCAGGCACCTTTTGCCTACCCAACAGATGGCTTGATGTATCAATGGGATGAAGAGACAACCGACTGGAAGGCAATCACAAATGGCTGATAAGAAACTTGTAGTAGATGTATCAAAGGGAACGTCAGCATATATTGACCTTACCCCTGAAGAGATCGAACAGCGTGCAATAGATGCTCAAGCTGCTGCCATTGAAAAGGCAGAGCGTGATGCGGCCGAAGAAGCAAAGGCTGATGCCAAGCTCAGTGCTCAGGCAAAGTTAGCAGCACTTGGACTATCAGGTGAAGAGATCTCAGCAATAACAAACAACTAAGGAGTCACAGTGCCATACGGCGACGATATCAGTGAGGGCTTACCATTAACCCTTTCCAATCCAGCAGGTGCTACATACACTCCTAGTGGTTATGCCTATGACGTTGCTATTGCAGGGCTACCGTTCTTCGTCAGCCCACTTGACGATCAACCATATCGCCGTGTAACAGCGCAGTATCGTAAGCAACAGATTGACCAGTCACGTGAACCAGGTGAGCAGACGCTTACCGGTTGGTGGCTACGTTCTCAATCTTCATTCCACTATGGACAAGGTATCAAGTTCTTTGAGCCTATCCAAGATGAGTCTTTGCGCTTTCAATACACAGAGTCAAAGGGCTTAAACATCTGGGAAAAGGGTCAAGCTACCCTACTCAAAGATGTAGATGGTGGTATCCATACCACTACTGGTGCTATCAATGCCAATGGTCGTCCAGATCAGATTATGCGATCTATCAAGTGGACAGAGACTTCCTATACTGGTGCTACCACATCTAATACCTACAACGGTGTATTGATGTTAGATGAGTACGATGTAGATAAGATCTACCCACGCATCACAGCCTCTATTACTAACAAGGCTTTGACTTCTAACGTAGCAACCCTGACCTCTAGTGCAGCACACGGCTTTGCAGTAGGTATGGAAATTACTGTCTCTGGTGTAGATGCTACCTTCAATGGTGAGTACACAATCACCACAGTACCTACTGCTACTACCTTTACCTATGCTAAGACAGCAACTAACGTAGCCTCAACAGCGGTATCTCCAGCCGGTACTTGTATCTCAGATGTCACTCACTTCATTGACTACAATGCAGGAACAGATGATCCAGTCTTTGCTATCTGTGATGATGGAGTCTATGCCTACTGGGTAACTAACCAGACATCAGGCGGTGCAAATAAGATGCACGTCTACAAGAAGTTACTTTCAGATGATTCGACTGTATCTCCAACGCTTATGTTTAACGCTACAGGTATTGTGATAACCAATGCTGTAATGGAGTTCACCAAAGAACGTCTAGTTTTGGCTGCAAATAACAAGGTTTATGAGTTTGCTACAAGCGCAACTACCTTGCCTACTGCTGTCTACACACACCCTACAGATAACTTTGTCTATACAAGCATTACCTCTAGTGGTTCAGCAATCTACCTTACTGGCTATACAAACATTCAAGCCACCATTCAAAAGTTTACTCTAAGTACAAACGGAACTATGCCTACGCTGACCTCTGCCATCACAGCAGCAGAGTTACCAGTGGGCGAGATTGCATTTAAGATCTCCTACTACTTGGGCTATATGATTATTGGTACAAACCAAGGTGTCCGTGTGGCACAGGTATCTGACACTGATGGATCTATCAACTACGGCCCACTACTCTTTGAGTCAACCCAACCAGTCTATGACTTTGCTTTCAGAGACAAGTATATCTGGGCAGCAACAGGAGTCGAAGGACAAGTAGGGCTTACTCGCATAGATCTAGGTCAAGAGATATCTACCTTGGTCTTTCCTTATGCCTGGGATCTATATGACCAGAATGATGCACTTGGACACTACACAACATCGTGTGCTTTCCTTGGAGATACCAACCGTCTAGCATTTTGTAATGCTGGAGATGGAACCAATGGCTTTGTATATATTGAGTCAGCTACAGAACTGATCCCATCAGGCTATCTACAGACTGGCTACATCCGTTACAACACCCTTGAGAAGAAGATCTTCAAGCAGATGCAGGCTCGTATTGATACGACCAACGGTGCTCTTAACATCTACTCAATCACCTCAACAGGAGATGAGTACAACATCGGTACCTTTGCTCAGGGTGATAACGTTCCTGAAGTAAATATCTCATACCCAACAGGGTCCCAAGAATACCTTGGCTTTAAGTTTACTCTTGCTCGTTCATCTACAGATAGCACTAAGGGGCCATTGTTTACTGGCTACCAAGTCAAGTCACTACCTGCTATCCCACGTCAGCGTCTGATCCAGTATCCGGTGATGTGCTATGACCACGAGATGGATAGATTCAATAACGAAGTAGGTTATGAAGGATCTGCGTATGATCGTATGTCTACCCTAGAGTCGGTAGAAAATGTAGGAGATACCATCAAGATTGAAGATTTCCGTACAGGTGAGTCTTATATTGGACTTATCGAGGAGATGGACTTTATCAACCGCACACCTCCATCAACCAGGTTCAATGGTTTTGGTGGTGTCCTCCTCGTAACAATCAGGAGTGTGTCTTGACAGCACAAGATTATGCAACAGTTGCTGTTGCCGTATGCACAATTATTGGTGGATTTGCTACAGCAGTACGCTGGCTAGTTAAGCACTTCTTGAATGAACTACGTCCCAACTCAGGCAGTTCAATCAAGGACCAAGTCAACCGTTTAGAATCGAGAGTAGATGAAATCTACAGAATGTTGTGTGACAAATGATCCCATTAGCAAAGAAGGCAACACCTGCTGCGATTGCAGTACTACGTCAGGCGACAGCACACTGGCCTAAGAGAGCCAAGGCTAGTGATGGGTTACTGCCATCGGCAGCCCACGTACATCAGAACCCTAACTCAGATCACAATAGCGGGTTCGCAGTAGATCTCACCCACGATCCAGAGAAGGGTGTCTACTGCCAAGTAATTTATACAGAGTTGCAGAAGGACCCACGTGTGAAGTATCTGATCTTCAAAGGCAAGATCTGGTCTAAGACTAAGGGTGAGCATATCTACACCGGTAGCAACCCACACAATAAGCACCTACATATTTCGATCAAGGAAGAGTGCGGAAACGACACCTCGCCTTGGTTCCCTTGGCTACCCCAGCCAAAGGCTATCAACAAAGTAAAGGCTAACATCCCTAAACCTTTACCTAAGAAGAAAGAGAATAAATGAAAATCAATGCAAAGATGAAATCAATGCTCGCAACATATCTCCGTGCTGGAGTAGCGTCAGTAATTGCGCTATACCTTGCCGGAGTGACAGATCCAAAAGCCCTAGCAACAGCAGGTATCGCTGCTATTGCAGGTCCATTGCTCAAAGCACTAGACCCAAAGGCAACAGAGTTTGGTCGTGGGTCTAAGTAATTAACCCATAAGCGCGAGGCAACAGCCCCCTGCTCAGGAGAAATCCTGGGTGGGGGGCTTCTTTTTGCATTTGTAGCACAATTAAAAAAATGTAGCTCAATTCTCTGGGTTGTCCACTGGGCAAGGAATTGTGACCAAGTTACCGCAGTTGGCACAGGTACCGTCAAGGTGCCACCAAGCTATGTCATAATCCTCAAAGGCTGCCATAATGTTGAACATAGTACAGCCACAAGTACAGGCGTGGACAGGGCCTAAAGCCCTCAGATCGGCCCCGTAAGGCTCAGGAAGGCTATTGTAGGGTCTATGCTTGGCTAAGTATTTTTGCAGGGAGAGTAGACGGAGCAGCATTGTCTGGCACGGCTCCTTCCTATGGTCAGTCGCCTCTCGGCTTCGCCTCGGCCCTGATAAGGGCCGCTTACCGTTATTCGCCTTACGGCTCATATTGTACATTCGCTAACCCACCACGAAGAGTAAGACACGCCGTGTGATATACTCCACCTTATGACAACCCTCGTAGGAATCCAAGGTAAAGACTTCACAGTCTTTGCAGCTGATAGTCAGATCACAGATAACGACCAACGTATCATCTCAGTACAGACACCAAAGATCGTCAGCGTAGGTAAGTACCTACTAGGTATTACTGGTGACTCAAGACCTGGGGATATCCTTGCCTACAACTGGACTCCACCTACCTATAAACCCACCTACCATCCAGTCGAGTTTATGGGTAAGAGAATCATCCCAAGTATCTACTCGGCCTTTAAGGAGAATGGGTACGAGGTAGATCCGAAGGAGACTAACTTCAGCTACCTACTATCGTTTAACGCCTACTTGTTTTCTATCGGCGGAGATCTATCCTTTAACGCCAGCGAGATGGGACTATTCGCTGCTGGCTCTGGTGGAAATTATGCTCTTGGGTACTTGTATTCCTTAGAGGCTAAGTCCTACAATAAGTTACTCACGGCAAAGGTGGTTGCAGAAAAGGCTGTAAAGATCGCGTCGGTTCTTGACATCAATACCTGCCCACCGATTCAATTAGAAACACAGATGAGAGGATGAAAAAGATGTTGAAGTTTACATTCGGTTTGCTTATTGGCTTTGTCGCAGCTTATGCTTTCGACTACTGGCTAACACGTAGAGATGAACACTGATGGAAAAGACTATCCAGTATGCAATAGAGGAAGCGATCCAGTCGGGTCGTAGATCTGCTGCTCCAGTCTTTATGGAGATAGAACTGCGTGAGCAGATAGCACAACAGTTGGAAGCAGCTAACTATCCAGAGGCTGCATTTATCGTGAGGAATCCGCAATGATTACAGACCCAAAAGAATTACTGCTATCAGTACTGCACGCTAAAGATGCAAGTCGTGATCGCAGTACGCAGACACAGGTAGGTCCATCAGAGATAGGTGGATGCCGTCGTAAGGTGTGGTACCGGTTGAACTCTCAACCACATACCAACGATAACCAGTCTAAGTTAGCAGCGATTATGGGTACTGCTATCCACGCAGCAATCGAAGATGCTATCCAGCATTTAGATCCAGAAGGCAAGGACTACCTTGTAGAGTCTGAAGTTGCACACGGTGATATGAAAGCACACGTGGATCTATTTATACCTAGCACCGGCGCAGTCATTGACTGGAAAACTTCTAAGGTTAAGAACCTTTCATACTTTCCATCAACACAACAGCGTTGGCAGGTTCAGCTCTATGGCTATCTACTATCTAAGAATGGCTACGATGTAAAGACAGTTAACCTTGTCGCTATCGCTCGTGATGGTGATGAGAAGAACGTCAAGGTCCACACAGAGGATTACTCTGAGGAGATCGCACTGACTGCTATGGCTTGGCTAGAAGAAGTCAAGGCAATGACAGAACTACCAGAACCAGAAAAGGATTCTAACTTCTGCAAGAACTACTGCCAGTACTACGATGAGTCAGGGATGATGGGTTGTACTGGACTAAAAAAAGAACGTATCGTCCTTAGTGAAGTAGTTATTGAGGACGAAGAAGTTGACAAGAACGCACTGCACTATCTACAGTTAGATGCAAAGATTAAAGAGCTGGAATTTGAAAGAGATTCACTTAAGACTTCTTTCGAGGGAACCATTGGCGTAACACCTAGTGGTATAGAAATCAGCTGGACAAAGGTTAAAGGTCGTGAGACAGTTGACAAAGATAAAGTAATAGAACTTATCGGTTATGTTCCGGTAAGTGTTGGACAGGAAACAGCAAGACTCAATATCAAACCAAGTGGAGGCAAGTAAATGGCAGCACCAGAATCAACAAAGTTCCAGGTTAACTACAAGTTGGCAGATGGAACACTTATCAATCTTTATGCAACAGATGTGAAAGATCTTGAGACAGGTCTTGCAGATCTAGGTATGGTTGCAAGTCTCATCAAGTCAACGGGAAAAGAGTTTGGCGGCGGGCAAAGCCAATCGGCTCCCACCTCTAATGGTCTAGCCGCCGTTACTCAAGCATTTCCAGGAGCTACACAAGTATCAGGGGACGCGCCAGTATGTAAGCACGGACCGATGGCTTATCGTGAAGGCGTATCACAGCGAGGACCTTGGAGAGCGCATATGTGTTCTGCACCAAAGGGTGCAGCAGACAAGTGCGACCCTATCTTTATGCGCTAAATGAGAGAGCCTGCTAAGTACGAGGCTCCATTGTGTGCAAGTGTGGGGGGCGACTTCTGGTTTCCTGAAAGGGAAGGCGGGATTAGCAACAGTACCGAAATGCTTATGGCTCAATCAATCTGTAGGCAGTGTACTCACCAAGCAGAATGTGCTGAGTGGGGAATACAGAACGAAGGCTTCGGTATCTGGGGTGGATTGACTGAGAGTAATCGAAGGGTTATTCGTAGGCAGAGAAGAATTACATTGAAGGAGGAGAAGAGTGCTTGATCTATCACGTGCTTGGGGTGGGGTGCTTACCAAAGCAACACCACTACCAGACGTGTGGAAGCCACTAGCCAGTGAGCAGATCAAGTTCCGACGTGGGCAAGTCTGTATGGTTGCAGCAGCACCTAACGCCGGTAAATCTATGTTCGCTTTGGTCTATGCGATCAAGTCGAAGGTTCCTACTTTATTCTTTTCAGCAGATACAGACACTACTACTGTGATGATGAGAGCTGCCTCTCACCTATCAGGACACCAACAGTTATCTGTTGAGTCTAACCTTGCACAAAACACACACCATTACGATAGCCACTTTGTGAACTTAGGTCACATAAAGTGGGTATTCGATTCAAGCCCATCACTAGATGATATTGAACTAGAGATCAAGGCTTATGTGGAACTCTATGGCATAGCTCCAGAGTTAATTGTCATAGATAATTTAATGAACGTTGCAGCAGAAACTGATAATGAATGGGCAGGTCTGCGTGCAATTATGATGGAACTACACGATATGGCTCGTAAGACTGAGGCTTGTGTCTTAGTACTACACCACGTGTCAGAACAATCGGAGTACGGTAATCCCACTAACCCACCAGCAAGACGTGCCATTCACGGTAAGGTTAGCCAGTTGCCCAGCCTCATACTCACGCTTGGATATGATCCGAACCAAGCGATCTTAAAGGTTGCTGCCGTGAAGAACCGCTTTGGGCCACACACAGCAGACGCTTCACGGTATGCAAACCTTTACGTAAACTATGCAGCTTGTCAGATCACAGATGATCCAGTCTGGGGTAGTATGTTCGCCAAGGATCAACGTTATGGTTATGGAGGAGCTTACAATGTCGAAGCAGCAAACTGAGATTCAGTACCTAAAGAATGAGATCAACCAGTTGCGTAACGATATGCGTAACCTTATCTTGGTCCTGATAGATCTAAAGATTTTGAAAGTAACTACCGATGAGAACGGTAAAGCAGTCTACGATACGGGTTCTGATGGCAAACCCTAACGGGCGCAAAGGTGCTCAGTTCGAGACTGATGTAATGAAATTCTTACGGTCAATCCCTGGTGTTCTTGCAGAAAGATTAACCAAGGCTGGCAGTAAGGATGAAGGAGATCTAGTGTGCGTGGTCGCGGGAAAGACTTACATACTAGAACTCAAGAATAGAAAGGCCCTGTCCTTACCAGAGTTCTGGGCCGAAGCCGAAGTTGAGGCGCTTAATTATGCTAAGGCTCGTGGTATTGGGGAAGTGCCACTGCATTATGTCATAGTTAAGCGTCGCAACTCCGGTATAGAAAAGTCGTGGGTCATTCAGGACCTTACGCAATGGTTAAAGGAGAGGCAATGAGTTTTATGGAACCACCAGGCTTTGTCAATACACCTCCAGCATATTCAATTCAATGTGAATGTGGGATAATTATTGGTGGGACATCTGAAAAGGGTTTGCACAGCCTGCTAAAAAGACATAAAGAAAAAGGAATCTTTCACCAAGAATATAAGGAGAAGTAAATGCCAGTACCACAAGGAATTATCAGTACAACAACGGGTCCAGTAGATCCAAATGAATCTAAGTTAGAAGAAGCAATCAAGGAAGCTGATGCTGAGGTTGCAACAGAGGAGTACCTACCAGATGAAGAAGTAGAAAAATGATCTGCGAGAACTGTCTGAAGGCAGGTGAGGAGAACTCACTGAACCATATCAAGCGTGCAGCGCACTGGCACGAGAAGTGTGAAGGATGCGTATGTCAGCACAAGACTGGTCCAGGATTCGTAAAGCAGGTAGTCCAAAAGGTTCAGCCTTAGCAAAAGCAGTACCCATATCAGCAATCATTGCCCACTATGGCGGGGAAGTACGTGAAGGTAGGGCAGTATCAGTTCGATGCGCCTTACATACTGACTCACGTAGATCTGCCGTTATCAACACAATAGATAACTTATATTTCTGCCATACCTGCGGTAAGGGTGGCAACGCAGTCAACATAGTCTGCATACTAGAGAACTTGGAGTTTAAGGATGGCCTCAAACGTGCAATCGAAATTGCTGAAGGAAGCGGCACTGCGATACGCACAGGAGATAAGTCCAGAGGCTCTCGTCGTCCTAGCAGAACGTGGGATATCTGAAGAGGTAGCCTCACGCTTTGAACTGGGAACTATCACTGATCCTATTAACGGACACGAGATGTACGAGGGATGGATCTCCATTCCCTATATGACTGCTCTCGATATGTGCGTTGGCTTTAAGTTCCGTAGGTTAGATGATGGTAAGCCTAAGTACAGTAGCCCTACAGGGCAGAAGGCTCACCTCTATAACGTTAAAGATACTTTGATTATGTCACCGCACATTGTGGTCTGCGAAGGTGAGTTAGATACAGTCATTACTAGCGGGGTGCTGGGTATACCAGCCGTTGGAATACCAGGAGTGCAGGCTTGGAAGCCACACTTTGCTAAGTTATTTACCGGTTATGACACAGTATTTATAGTGGGAGACAATGACATTAAGGAAGATGGCACTAACCCTGGAGCTGAGTTCAGCAAGCGTGTCGCCTCTGAGATTCTTAACTCACAGATAGTAACATTGCCCCCAGGTATGGATATCAACGACTACTACCTAGCACACGGGGCTGATGCTACGCGAGCTTTGCTGGTAGGTGAACCGAAGGGTGAGTAAAGACGAATGGCAGATGACTCTACAGACTTTGCAGCATATGGGCTTCCAGATCCTCGAAGTGGATATGGCAACCGAGACTCTCTTGATACGACCTATACCGACAAGATAGACCCTGAGTTTATTTCAGATGTCTGGCGTATTATGGATACAGCAGGTAACTTACTCATTCGTAAGCACCACGATTACGGTCCAAAGAACATTGCTCAGTCTCCAGGTGGAGCACTTAATGGTCTGCGTGTACGTATGTGGGACAAGATAGCTCGCATTAACAATCTTGTTGACTCTGAAGTCAACCCTTCCAATGAGTCCTTGCGTGATTCATTCTTAGATCTACTTAACTACAGTGCTATTGCGATGATGGTACTTGATGACAAGTGGCCTAATGACTGAGCAAGAGATACGTGAGCAACTTGCATTAGAGCTGGAAAGACAAGCGACTTACGCAATGATAAGTAACGATTACAATTTTAATGATACTGCTGTAAGAGCTAAGACTTATCATCACGCTGCTCAAATTGTTAGAGGCGTGCCTAATGACTGATCTTCACCCATCCGTCTATGAGATTGCACCTTCGGTTGCATATACCATATGGCGTAGGTATAAGGCTTATGTTGAGCGTGAAGATGTGCTACAAGAGTGTTACTCGTGGGCTATCACACGCAAGGCGTGGCTTGTTCAGGAGTTGAGTGAGGAAGAACCTAAGAAGCGTCAGCATAATGAGTCTAAGGTTGCGTGGCAGATGCTACGTCACGCTGAACGTTATGCTCGAAAAGAAAAGGCTACTCGTTCTGGTTACAGTCTAGTAGATGAAGCCTACTATGAGACTGCTACCTTGGCTCAGCTGTTACCTTTTGTTATTGCATCAGTAATAGATGGCACAGTCCTTGAGCAGGCACAAGAGATGCTACGCGATGGTCAACCTAAAGGATCGTCTAGTCCGGCAGAAGGTGGCAACCTCCTTGCTGCACTGATTGACATTAAGAATTGTTTTACTAAGTTAGAAGATTACGATAAGCAAGTACTGATCTATCGCTACCACGAATCACTTACCCTTGCACAGATCGCAGAGATCTATCAGTGTGCAGTATCCACCGCAGAACGTAGATGTATGACCTCACTGCGTAGGTTGCAGAATAAACTGGGCGGAGATACACCCTTCCGATGAATGAACTAATACTCTTTGACTTTCTCAAGATGGGTCTATACCCAGACCTTGAACGTAGCCCTGGAATCTATGACTCCTTTGACTGCATCAGCAAGAAGGCCGGTCACTACATTGAACTCAAGTGTCGCCATACTCATTACCCTACACTGTTAATTGAGGAGATGAAGTATCGCAAGCTCATCACTCAGTCGGCTGAGAGGGATCTGATCCCTTACTATATTAACTCGACCCCGCAAGGGGTCTATTCTTTTGACCTTCTTGATCTACCAGAACCAGAGTGGGGGATGCAGCGTATGCCAGCCACATCAGAGTTTGCTAACAAGCGTAAGGTAGATAAGTTGGTAGGGTTCTTAGCAATCGAGGAAGCAGTTAAGTTATGACGCACGATGAACTGTTGGCTAAGATTAAAGATTCGTTCAACGATTACAATTACAGGTTGCCACACAGGGCGTTGTTTGCAGTAGCAAACTTACACAGACCTTCTGAGGTTAACCCAAGCCACTGCTTTTCTTGCTGCAAATATAGTGCTGAGGTAAGCGTATTGGTAGGTTATCCCTGCCTTACTCTTCAAGCTATTGAGAAGGAGCTGGGATGACATACGATTACAAGTGTGAGAAGTGTGGCAACACCTACACTATTGAGAGATCTATCTATGAGGATGAGGTAGCACCAGTCTGCGTTGGTTGCCATCAGTCTATGAGTCGTGTCTGGTCATCACCTGGTGTCACCTTCAAAGGTGGCGGGTTCTACTCTACTGGAGGGTAATATGGAATATCCTAATTGGTTTAAGCAGATAGCTCAGCATAACTTTGAGCAGTTTTTACTGCCACTGCAAGGTGAGGATCGTCTACACTTCCTGCAACTAGGTGCATTTACTGGTGATGCCAGTGTATGGATGTGCAATAGTGTTCTTACTGCACAATCATCCAACCTTACCGATGTGGATACGTGGGAAGGTGCGCCTAATGAACCAGTCCAGACTGATATGGACTTCGATGATGTCTACAATACTTACCTTGCTAAGACTGAAGGTATGCGGATCAACCGCAAGCGCAGCACAACACAAGACTTCTTACTTAATGAGGATCTATGGAAAGACTTCTATGACTTTATCTATGTGGATGCACACCACACCTCAGCTTCTGCACTACTAGACTGCGAATTATCTTGGCCGCTGCTCAAGTCCGGTGGGTTGATGGCTATTGATGACTATGAGTGGACTCACCCTGACGGCGTTGATATACACGCACCTAAGCTGGGTATTCATATGTTCTTAGATCGTCACGAGGGAGAATATAAGTTGCTTGTAAAGAACCAACAAGTCTGGATTAGAAAGCACTAACCCCCGCCGGAAAGAGGTAACGGCGAGGGCTAGGTTGTGCTGGAAGGCAACGCTATTATTGTAGCATATCTTCTTCAGTTTTAATAAAGAGTACCCAGTGTGTTCCCATACGCTTACCCGAAGGATGTCCAAGAACTGGCTTCTGATCTGTAAGTTTTAATATTTCATTTAGCTTGATAGATACTTCACTCCACTTAAATATGAGAGTGCCATTAGTCTTAAGAACCCTAAAACATTCAGCAAACCCTTGAGCTAAATCTTCTCGCCAAGTATCTTTATTTAATTCCCCATACTTCTTAATAAAATCAGACTCGGTTGTTAGCTTGATCCTATGTGGTGGGTCAAAGACTACCGCCTTAAACGTTTCATCGGGGTAAGGTATAGCCCGAAAGTCCATAACCTCATCAGGTTCTATATGGATAGTCTGCCCATTGGTTAGCAAGTAAGATTCTTTTACCCGTATATCACCAAAGAGAACACGATCATCCTTCTTATTAAAGTAAAAGGATCTCGTAGATGAGGCTGGATCTAATATAAGCTTCATTCAGTACCATCCTCTTCGATCACTGTGCCTGAGAGCACTGCAGAAATTTCCTCGATAGCGGTGTTCAACATATCGTATAGCGTGAAGGATTTGTAGTTCAGGTTTTCTACTACGCTCTCTAAGGATCTGAGCAATTCCGAAAGCCGTTGATCTTGGGTTATCTGCGAGGTGGTCAAGCCTGCTCTCACGGGTCCAAAGGGTGATGGCACACTTTCTCTGTTGCCCATCGTAACCGAGTGCTCGTAAGTAACTAATCGCAAGTGCTTTGTTTTCACGCTTCTCCTCCATTGTTGCTTTGGTCTGCACTGGAGCTGGCTTTGTCGCCCTCTCCTCCACCCGAAGGTGATGAGCTGGTGTTAGTATCCATATACTGGTCAGTACTGCCGTCAATATCAAGCCACTTCTTACCCATCTGTTCATCTACAATTTTCTCCTGTTCAAGCAGTTCTTTGTATGTCTCAGGGTAAGCATTGGATAGACGCGTCATCGCCCTATCCCTCGCCCTCCGATAGTTGCGATAGCCTACTGCGCTACGCTTAGCAGACTCGATCCTTCTATTTATCTCCATTGTTAAACTTATCCTCCGTTACTATAAGTGCATATGTTATCAGTAAAATTGCCAGTATCCCCAAGGTATAGCTCACTTGCCCTCACCCGCTTTGCTTGCCACGATAGAGGTGATCTCGATAGGCGTACCCATTAGGTGAGCGTCCTCCTCATCACTCTCCCAAGTGGAGATAAATACCCTCGCCCCCTGCGGTGATCGCCGGAACCAGTCGAACATATCCTCAATCTTCTCCCCTCCCCATAGGGCTACGCCCTGCGGGTCGGTGACTTCATAAAGGTAGATCAGCTTCTCATTAGTTGAATAGAAGTTACCCATTCTCGCCCTCAAATCCACACTTATTGCAACCATTATCTACCCACCAACCAGGGTATCCACAATCTTTACATACTTTACTCACTCTCGCCCTCTTCTCTCTTCTAGGTAGTTGATAAGGTTGATCTCCTCCAGCGCACGGATCATACGCTTGAGGTTCTTGACCCCGTTCTCATTGTCTCCATTGGTCAGTTGCTCCTGCGCTAATTCTGAGCATAGATTTGCCTTAGCTTGTAGGTATTCTTTATTCATTACTCTCTCCCTCGCAATCTCGATAGTTAATAGTTCCGCACTTATCGCAATAGGTTGCAAAGCAACCCTCACTATGACCCTCTTTATCGCAATCTGCCCATAGATCATAGTCGTTGCAACACTTATTAGGTGCTTGCAATTCTCCTGATAGTTCTCCTACTCTCATTACTTAATCTCCAATTCATTTACCAATTCAATGATCTCCTCTTTTACATAATATGCTTGACCCTCAAAGCCACTAGGGTACATAGGCAAGAGTTCTCTCGCCTCCTCCTCAGAGTTAGCCGATACTCTTATGATCTGCTCTACGCTATATGTATATCTTTTCATTACTTGCCCTCTTTCTCTACTGGACAATCATCAGCTAGTTGCCCTTGATCTTCGGTATCCTCGCATATGCACCACCCGAATCGTTCTACTTGCGTGGCGTGAGTCAATTCTGCCAGCTCACCCCACGAAATTGAATCATCTTCCATTACATCAGTCATTACTTAACCTCTCCCTCTTCCTTAGCGTATCGGTTAGCGTACCCAATAAGTCTTTCAATGTATATGACGGCTTCCTTGTCGTCGTACTCGCCCTCTTCCTCGGTGGCTATTTCAATGATGAGATCTAGGGTACGGGCATACAATTCCTCTAGCCCTATCGCCTCTTCAAAATCTATGTACGCATTAGATGCGTCTATTGCCTTAGTCATTACTCTCCCTCTATCTTGTATTTAAGTGTTTCATATTGCGTTGCTAATTCTTTATCTTCACTATTCTTTACTGAGTAATAGTAATCTTGAATGATTCCGTTAAAAAATTCTTTAGCGTCACCGTTGCACTCAAATTCTATTTTAATTTTAGTCATTACTTGCCCTCTCTCTCTCCCTCTCCCGCGTTTACGGGTGAGGTCTGCCCTAGCTGTTAGGTACAGACCGCAAGGCTTAGAGATAACCCTAAGCCCTACAGTACGCGCCTACTTAATCGCTTAAAATATCCATAAGATCAACGCGCTGTGCTTGCCCTGCCGGTCTTTCGTATTCCCATTGGCCGTCAGATATAAGCCCACAGATAGCTTTACGAATCCCTACGCATAATAGGTGAGCATAACTATTTGGCCAGTTCTCACTCTCGCAAGCCTGATACTCGTAGCAAGCTAGCGCGCCTAGCACCTCGCTAAATGTAGCCTGATCTCGGTAAATAGCCTTAAAGGGTGCGCCCTCTCCCGCCATAGTTCCCCCGTCGTTAGGGTAGCGCGCCCATAAACTCGCTATATTTTCTAGCCGTAGTTCTTCCTTGATGTTCTTTAAGTGGCTAGCGCGGTAGTAGATACTCTCGCCCTCTCCCGCATATTCAAGCTCACCGCGTGGCGGTAGTGTTCCCTCTTTCGCATAGATAAACAGCCCGTGATTAGACCAGACCGCAACGCTAGCCAATAGATCTAGCGTGTCCTCGTTCACCATAAATGCAGACATTTTCGCCCTCTTCCTCTTCCTCTTCTCAAATTAGGGCTATTTACCCTCTCTCACCCTCTCCCGCTACAGCTAGGAGAGAGTGAGAGATAATAAACAGATCTAGGTTAGCCTACCCTATACGCCAGACCTTAGCTAGCGTATAGCTCGCCTCTCTCTCTTATGATCTCCCGCGCTAGGCGTAGGCTGTCTCGCTTACTATAGCCCGCGTAGATCCTCTCCCCTAGGTAGCTGTTACCTCTCCACGCGCTAACGCGGTAGAAATTGCCTAGGTAGGCGTTACCGTCGCGGGTAGCTGTTAGCTGTACTCTCTCGCTCATTAGCCTATTCTCCATTCTGTTTTAGATCTAAAATCTCTCCCGCAGGTATCGCAGACCTCTTGCCCGTCGTGATATCTGTGCTCACAGATTATGCAATTATTTAGGCAATCGCCTAGGTGTAGCGTCGTAGCCATAGCCTTACCTCTCTCTCAATTCTGCCTAGTTGCAGACCGTAAGGCTAGGAGATCTCTCCCCTAGCCCTACAGTACGCCCCTAGCTAGTAATCTATCCCGCGCACCTTGCAATAGATAAAGTAGCCAGCCTCAATTACAGCCCATAGAACACAGCCAGCAAGAACACAGCCAGCCAGCGCGAGCCATACGCTAAGCGCGTAGAACAGCTCACTCATTAGCGGTTAGCCTCATTTACAGCTAGTTCTTGAGTACGCGTCAATTCTGCTAATACTTTAGCGTGTAGCTCGTTAGACATTTTCTCAAATGACTCAACAGGCCAGCCAGCATTGAAAACGCGTTGCAATAATTGCGCTAGTGAGTAGTTACGGGCTAGACCATTAGCGAGCATTAGAACAGCCTCGCTGTCTCCTAGTCGGTACTTATAACTAGCGAGAACAGTTTCGACCGGATAGGCTGGCAATTCTGCGCTGTTAAGTAGAACTACCATTACGCGCAAAATGTTAGCCACACTCTCAACGCTTAGCCCGTCGCTAGTTAAGCCCATAAGGTAATCGCGTAGCTGTAAATTATTTTCTATTGCGTAAGCGATAATTTTTACATCATCACTAGCAATTAGAATCTCGCCTGTCTGTTCTGCTATCTGCTTAATAACCTTATCTAGTACGAGCTTAGCCTCGCCTGTAGTCATTGAGTCTAGATCTAGTGCTGTAGCTGTAGTCATTTTTTCTTGCCTCTCATTAGGTAGCGAGCTTGATCTCGCTAGTGTGAGTGTATACCTACCTATACCCCATAGACAAGACCTAAGCAAGATTATTTTCTATCGTGTCGCAAGCTGGCAAGGATAGGAGAGAGGCCAGCTATAGGGCTAGGCAATAGGCTAGCGGGTAGCTGTTAGCGGGTAGCTGTTAGCTGTTAGCGGGTAGGGCTAGACCTTGCAAGGGTTAGCAGGTGCAAGGGTTAGCTGTATCGGTTACTTAATTAGGTAAGGGTTAAGGGTTAAGGGTTAGCCGTAGCGGTAGTCAGCCCCTCAAAAAATACTAGACATCAACGCTAGACCGCAGGGCTAGACCGAGAGTATGCAGGGCAGACCGCAGACCGCGCAGAACGAGACCCCTCATATTGAATCCCAGCACGGGCGGTCCCTGTACTCCCCAGAAAAATATATTTGCTAAAGTGAAACCCCGTCTGAACAGGACTTTTATAGTATGTGAGCAACGTCACACCGTAAAAACAGGAAATGGCCTTTTTTTCCTGCCTTATATATAGTAGGGGCGGCAGTGTGGATAGCCCCTACGCGGTCCTCTGGCGAGGCCCCTAGGCCGAGTTCCAACTTACCCCTCACTCGCTGTGGCTTCGCTCGGGCGTTAAGCCCGTTGCTGTCGGCACCTTTTAGTGGGGATAGTTATATTTAGCCCACCACTAAATCGAATCGCTTTAACCCACCATAAGAGAATCTGATTCCGGCCCGTGCCGTTTCCCACAATCTTTAAGGAGACACTACGTGGCAGATAATTCCGCCGACATCGCCAAGCGAATCATCCTAGGCTGTGTCTCAGAAGGTATGACCATTGAAGCTGCCTGTGGCAGCGCAGGTAAGTCTATTAAGACCTACGAGTATTACCGTCGCACTGATAAGATCTTTGCAGACAAGATTGACCGGACACGGCTAGGTTTGAAGGATAAGTCCTTTGCCTCATCCGATGTCCACGATATGACCTTTCCAGAGTTCCGCCAGCAGTTCCTCCATAGCCGTACCTTCCCACATCAGCAGAACATCGTAGATGTGATTGAAGGTCGTGAACCAGGGTGGTTACACCCCTCTATGAAGTTTGAACCAGGGTTGGCCTCAAACCGTGTGCTTATCAACATCCCGCCAAACCACGCCAAGTCCATCACAATTACGGTGGATTACGTGACGTGGCAGGTATGTAGGAATCCTAACTTTCGAGTACTGATAGTTTCCCAAACGCAGCAGTTAGCTGCCGACTTTCTCTACGCCATCAAGCAACGTCTGACGCACCCAATGTACCAAGAGTTACAGACTGCGTATGCTGCTGGCGTAGGGTTTAACTCTAAGTCTGCTTCGTGGCAGGCAACCCGTGTTACCTTCGGTGATGAACTCCGTGAGTCATCTGAAAAGGACCCGAACATCGAGGCCGTCGGTATCGGTGGTCAGATCTACGGTAAGCGTGCAGATATGATTATCGTAGACGACGCTGTGACATTAAAGAACGCTAATGAGTTTGAGAAGCAGATCCGCTGGTTGACCCAAGACGTGCGATCTCGTTTGAACCCTACAGGTAAATTGATTGTTATTGGTACCCGTGTGGCCTCGGTAGATCTCTACCGCGAGCTACGCTCTGAGGACCGCTACCCTGGTGGGCTAGTTCCTTGGAAGTACTTGGCTATGCCGGCGCTTTTGGAAGCAGATGAGGACCCTGACAAGTGGGTTACGCTTTGGCCTTATTCGGATATGCCCTTTGATGGGCAAGAAGAAGCCGATAAGAACGAAGAAGGTTTATACCCACGTTGGTCTGGTCGTAACCTATACAACGAACGCCAAGCGATGGATACATCTACCTGGGCGTTGGTCTACCAGCAACAAGATATATCTGAGAACGCAGCTTTTGATCCCGTCTGTGTTAAAGGTTCTATTGACGGGATGAGAAAGTCAGGTCGTCTTGAACCAGGTTATCCAGGTCATCCGAAAGATCTTTCTGGCTTTAGTATTATCTGTGGTCTTGATCCTGCTATGGTCGGTGATACTGCTGCGATCTGCTATGCTATTGATCGAAGTTCCAATAAACGTTACATTGTTGATGCTATCAAGATCACTGGTCCGTCTCCGGCACAGATCCGCGAACTGATCTTTAGTTGGACTTCGCTATACAGTCCTTCTGAATGGGTAGTAGAGAAGAACGCTTTCCAAGCCTTCCTTACCCAAGATGAAGGAATTAGGCAGCACCTTGCTACTAGAGGTGTACTACTTAAAGAACACCACACAGGTCAGAACAAGTGGGATGCAGGCTTCGGTGTTGCATCAATGGCTACACTCTTTGGAACTAAGCAGTCCGATGGTAAGCATCACCGAGATAACTTGATCCACCTACCTAGTGACCAGACTGAAAACGTCAAGGCACTGATTGAGCAGTTAATTACGTGGACTCCCACTACTAAGGGTAAGACCGACTTAGTAATGGCCCTGTGGTTCTGTGAGATCCGAGCACGCGAGATGCTCAACTATGGTCAGTATGCAAGCCATCACTTGAAGAATCCATTTTTGTCTAGGAGAGAACTAGGCAAGCGAGTAGTCGTCAACATAGATGAACTTATCGCAGAGCAAAACAAGACATTCATCTAAGGAGTTCCATTGTTATCAGTTAAAGAGATTGACGCGAAGCTAGCGCGTTTGCGTACCAAGTACGCTCCACGCGATCAGCGTATGCGCGACGTTCTTTCTGTACGTCAGGGAGACTTGTCTAAAGTATTCCCATCAATGTTCTCCGAGGATTACCCAAAGCCACTCGTTGCTAACTTCATTGACGTTGCAGCACGTGACTTGGCTGAAGCCGGTGCTCCTCTACCTTCCTTTAACTGCTCTGCAAACAATATGGTTTCTGATGCACAGCGTAAGGCAGCAGATACCCGCACTCGTATCGCTAACTACTACGTATCTTATTCCAACCTTTCACTACAGAACTACAAGAACGCTGACTGGTATAACACCTACGGTATGACTATCGGTATGGTAGAGATGGACTATGAGGATAACAACCCTCGTATGCGCCTACTTGATCCAACAGGTTGCTACCCAGAGATGGACCGCTTTGGTCGCACGATCTCACTTAGCCAGTTGATCGTATCTGATGCTGATACAATCGCAGCACAGTACCCAGAGTTTGCAGAAGCGATCCTGAAGAAGAATAACTTCCAACCAGGATCTCCATATATGACTATCGTGCGCTATCACGATGCAGACCAAGATCTCATCTATCTGCCACAGCGCAACAACTTGGTACTCTCACGTGTACCTAACCCAGTTGGTAAGTGTTTAGCACGTGTCTATATCCGTCCGTCTCTTGATGAGCAGGCACGTGGTCAGTTTGATGATGTACTAGCAGTACAACTTGCTCGTGCTCGCTTTGCTATCTTGCAGATCCAAGCAGCAGAAAAGTCTATCCAAGCACCTATTGCTATCCCACAGGATGTGCAAGAACTTGCTCTCGGACCTGATGCGATTATGCGTTCTGCTAATCCGCAGAACATCCGTCGTGTAGGACTAGATCTACCACCTGGAGTCTTTACTGAGTCCGGTGTCCTTGAGCGTGAACTACGTCTTGGTGCTCGTTATCCAGAATCACGCTCTGGTGAGATCAACGCTTCCGTTGTTACAGGACGTGGTGTACAAGCACTACAGGCAGGCTTTGATACACAGATCAAGGCAGCACAAGCACAGTTTGCACGCCTCTTTGAAGATCTTATTGGTCTTTGCTTTGAGGTAGATGAGAAGATCTTCGGATCTATCCAGAAAACAATTAAGGGAACCGATGACGGTACACCTTACACACTCAAGTACATCCCTTCCCGTGACATCAAGGGTGAGTACGGAGTAGATGTACGCTACGGAATTATGTCCGGTATGGACCCTAACCGTGCAGTTATCGCATTACTACAAATGCGTTCAGATAAACTTGTTTCCCGCGACTATGTACGCCGTGAACTACCAGTGGAGATCAATGTTACACAAGAAGAACAGCGAGTTGATATCGAAGAGTTACGCGACTCTTTACGTATCGCTGTTGCTCAGTACGCTCAAACCATCCCTGCGATGGCATCGCAAGGTCAAGATCCTTCCCAGGCTGTTACTCGCATTGCTGAAGTCATCGCGGGTCGTCAAAAAGGTTTGTCGTTAGAGTCAATCGTGGAAAAGGCGTTTGCGCCAGAACCTCCACCTCCAGCTCCTGCTATGCCTGAGATGGCAATGGCAGGTATGCCTCCTCAAGTTCCAGCAGCAGGTGCGGCCCCCGCCCCAGCCTCAGCGCAACCTCCACAAGAACAAGGTGGTATGGCCCCTGCTGCTGGTCAACGTCCCGATATAGCACAACTACTAGCCGGTATAACTGGCGCAGCATAAAGGAAAGGAGGCGCACTATGAACAAGGGAACACACGCAAAGGCTCCAGTACAGCCAGTTAAGGTTGATACAAAGGCTGGTTCAGTTAAGGGTGGAGAAGTCAAGTTTGGCTACGCTCCAGCTGCTCGCAAAGGCAAGAAGGCTTAATTTACTGAAGGGTGTACAGGGTGCTGAATCACAACGATAGGGTTCCACGCCCTGTACGCCCAACAGATTTACTTGTTATATTTACAGGTGCTCTTTACAATTTATCGCAAGTATTAGAAACATTCTTTTCAGAATTATTTGAACTTAGTATTTATCATTCAAACCAAAAGACAAAAACAATGCAAGCGTGGGAAGAAATGACCACAGACCTAGAACAGTTACAGGAGGGAACAGATGGCTGAAAATCCTATAGCTGGCGTTTCTGGCCCAAGTGTTTATGCCAAGCGTACAGACATTGGCACGCCAGAAATGAAGATGGGTTCCATTGCATACGGAGAAGGTGTTGAGACGCAGGCTATTAAGTCAGGTGCTCCACTAGGTACAACTCCAGATGCAGTAGCAGAACCACAAGATAGATTACGTCCTGCACCTGCACAACCTACAGAATTATTTGCAATGTCTAATGATGTACGTCCTATTACTGCTGGCTTAGATCGAGGCCCAGGCCCAGGATCAGAAGCACTAATGATGACAAAATCAGCAGTTAAGACTTCCGACACTTTAGCAAAACTTTTACCTTTTGACACAGATGGTTCTATTGCTATCTTGTATTCAGAAGCAGTTGCGCGAGGTGACTAATGGCTGATAATCTAAAAGCAGCTTCAGCTGCTGCGGGTTTGACTCCAGAAGAAAAAAAAGCAATGGAAGCGTTGCAAAAGACGCTATCAGTTCATAGAGAACTATCTAACCTTCCATCTAATGTAGCCAAGCAAGCATATAGTTCTAAGACACCTGAACAACAGGCAGCTCTCAAGCGTGTAGCAGGAGAACAAAACCCTGCGGAAAAAGAACAGCGTGGCTGGTGGGGAAGTGCTTGGCACTACACCGGCGGTGCGCTTCTTTCTGGTCTACAAGAAGTGTCAGATCTTACAACACGTGCATACCGCGCAGCAGTTATTCCTATTGCAGAACGCGGTGAACTAGGATTTGCTTGGACAGAAGCCAACGATAAAGGCGACAAGGTATTTAACACTGGTCGTATTGAAAAGGCTAAGTCTAAGTTTGGTACAGATCGCGTTAATGTAGCAATGCGTGTAGCCTCTGGTGAGAAACTAAGCGATATCGCAAGTAGCGGAACTGAAGCCGAACGTGGAATTGCAGCCCTTGCTGCACAGAACAAAGATGATTTTTTCCAAGATGCGCTAGATGCAACACAGGCAGCTAAGTACTCACCTGGTCGCCAAATTGCTAACCTTATTACACCTGAAGAGGTTGAAGGTTCAGGATTCTTCTATCGTTCAGTATCCGGCGCATTTGATGCAGCCTTCCGTGTTCTTGCAGATCCACTTATTATTGGTGGAAAGATAAAGCGTGCAGTTGACATATCACGCTACTCACTAGATGTAGTTGTCGGTGGTAATAAAGTTGCCGAAGTATTTGCTAAACCACAGGTCCAAAACTTCTGGAATCAGTACGGCGCAGAACTTTCTAACTACAAAAAGGCTATTACTGAAGGTGCTACAAAAGAAGCTGTAGATATCAAGAAGCGTCTAGGGATATTAGCCCCAGAGTTTGGTGATCCGGTAATCAAGTCATTTATTGATATTGATGTACCTATCACAAACGCTGATACTGCTAAAGCATTTTTTCAAAATGCAAAGCAAGTAGAAGAGATGATGAAGGGCCAGATCGGGCGCAAGCGCGTGATGATCCCACGTATGGACCCTTTACGTCAGGCTCGTGTCAATACAGTAACTACAGCAAATAAAGTTTTTAATATGGACAAAATTGGTCCACGCTTTATTGACGATAATTACTTTGCAGGCGCTGCTACAGATGATGGTATTGCCAAAGCAATTATTGATGGCAAAGAAACTATAGTTACAAACGTCAAGGCACAAGCAGATGCTAGAAGAACAGCACGTTTTTCAATGGCACAGGTCCAGTATCGAATTGATCGCTTTAAGGCTAAGTTCAGCATCATACCTTTTTTTGAAGATAGCCTATTTGATGTAACATCAGCCGATGGTGCTCAAAAGGTATACCGTTACGCACGCTTGGTATTGCCTAAGAACGATTCTAAACTCATTGCTCAGGCATTTGATAATGCTGAAGTAGGACGCAAGAAGGAAATCTTCTACGGCCTGCAATCTACTATCGCAGATATTCGTGGACTTAACGTAACCAAAGAAGGCAAGATTATTGCCGATCCTTTGCGTCTAGGTCCTAATAAGGTGTTTGCTTCTACAGATCCTGTGACTGGCTATAACCCAGCAGCGCTTCCAGATGGTGAGCAAGTTGCTCTTATCTTGTCTGATGTGTCAGATTACGTGACCACACTTAGTGTCCGAGATATTGATAGAGGAGCAGCTCGTTCAGGGCTTGTCCAGCGTTTGTTCGGTTTGGCACACTCTGAATGGGTAGAGAAGATGACAAGCCTATGGTCATTTGCAACCCTTGCCGGTCCACGTTATGCTATCCGTAACGCAACAGAAGATCTACTTGTACACCTTGCTATTGGTGAGTCACCATATGGTTTGGCTAAAGCACGTGGTTTATCAACCCGTCTACGCACAGCACGTCAAGTTGAAGAAGGTTTAAGTAAATTTGACAAGGCAAGCGCAAACTCACTTGGTTCAGTTATGCGCTTTATCAATAAAAGAGAAGCAAAGAACTACGGAGCTTTGATTAAAGCAGCAGACGGAGATATTAAGAAGATCCGTGAGATTACAGCTAACGCTCTTAATGAAGGCAAGATGGCCCGTTTCTATGAAAGCACAGGGCTTGGAAGATTTACTAAAGAAGATCGTTTGGCACTAGCCGATCAGATCAAGTACGGCGACCTAGACAATGCTCTTATGGATGTTGTCGAAGGTAGCAAAAATGCCTTTACCGGAATGGATGCTTACACACGTACCGTTAACTTTACTCGTAAAAACAAGGTTCGCACAGCAGAACTATCTTATGATCTACCAAAGGGTAATACTGCTCTTGCCAGAGGCAAGGCTGGATATACCCAGATGGCTCCATTGGCTAACGAAGCAAACCAAGTATCTTGGATTTATCGCATTGGTTACTACTCAAACGACAAGTTAGGTCGTATTGCAGTTGCTAACCTAGCAGATGATGCAGCAGGAGAAGCAGCAGCAGTTGCAAAGATTGCTAACTGGCTTAATGATCCTAAAAACTCTAAGTTGGTATCAGCCTTCCGTATGGAAGAGCGTGGAATTTCCAGAGAAGAGCACGCAAAGCGCATCTATGATGCAGCAAAACAACTCTTTGTTAAGAAAGATGGCAAGATCAACCAAAATCTTCTCTCAAAGGTGCGTTCATTTGATGATGAACTTGGGGAATACCGTGTCACTGGTAAACTTGGACTAGATGATTTACCTAAAGCAGAGGCAGATGTACCAACCTACATCGTTGGACCACAGTTAGTACCTATTACCGATACAGGTAACTATGCCACATCCTTTATGGAGTGGGGTTGGGACTGGTTAGGTAACGCTAATGCCCGTTTCTCACGTGAACCTATGGTTCTTTCTGAGATGATTAAGATTCGTAAAGACTTCAAGAGCACTGGTTTTGAAGATGCCTTCATTGCTTCACATACTAAAGGTATTACAGCTCCTAAAGCACTAGAACGTGCTACAGAAAACGCTAAATATAAACTTGCAGAGATCGCAGAAGATCGAGCACGTCTACAAACCCTTGCTTATGTAGATAATCCTGCGGTTCAGACACAGTTAGCCTTTGGTATTCGTAACTTTGCACGCTTCTATCGTGCTACTGAGGACTTCTATCGTCGTGTTTATCGCGTTGTACGCTACAACCCAGAGGCAATCGTTAGAGCAAGCCTTACTTATGAGGGCGTAACACACTCAGGTTGGGTTCAGTACGACGATCAAGGTGAGCCATACTTCCTATACCCAGGAACTCAGTATGTTTACAAGGCAGTTCAGACTACAATGGCAGCGTTAGGTGTACCAGCAGAGTTTAAGGTACCTTTCCCTGTAGAGTTTGGCGCTAAGTTGAAGATGATTACACCTTCGCTTAATCCAGAGTCTGCTATCCCTACTCTTGCCGGTCCTTTATCTGGATTCTCGATCAAAGTTGCAGCAAACCTAGTGAATATATTCAACCCAGGTGCAGCAGACCGCATTACAACTACACTTTTAGGTAAGTATGCAGAAGATCAACCAATGGTTTCTGCTTTCTTGCCAGCACACGTAAACCGTATCTACTCTGCTATGAACAAAGATGAGCGTGATGGTCAGTACGCATCAGCAATGCGTAAGGCTATGACTTATCTTGAGGCATCAGGTCACGGACTACAACAGGAATACAAGATTGTTAACGGAGAAAAGGTGCCTGTCCCATTCAGCGCAGCTGATTTGGAAAAGTACCGTTTGCAACTGAAGAATACTACAATGAGTATCCTTGGTATGCGTGTTATCTACGGATTCACAGCACCTGCTACAGCACAGGTAATGCTCAAGTCTGATATGGCTGACTGGGTACGCGACAATGGTGAAGCATCATTCAAGCAGACTTGGTATGGAATTTTAGATAAGTATGGTGATTACGATACTGCTATGGCTGAATGGGTCAAGCGTTATCCAGACCAAATGCCATTTACTATCTCTGAATCAGACCGTTCGACTGTTGCATACTTCCGTTATGCACAGGAGTCTGGCGACTTTGTAGAGTCTAACGAGAAGTTGTTCAAGGATTATCCACAGGCAGCAGCCTTCCTTATCCCTCACAAGGGCGGATACTCTTGGGATGCTTACAAGACTATGACCGATATGGGTCTACGTCAGAACAAGCGCGTAGATGATTTCTTGCGTGAAGTACAGACAGCAGCAGATATGCAGACTTACTACGAAAAGAAGAACGAGTACGAAACAAATCTTGAAGCAGTAAGCACAGACTTCGAGCGTTCACAACTTCGTCAGGAGTTCCAAGGTTGGGCTACAACCTTCAAGGCAGGTAGACCATTAGTTCAAGAAGAACTTGCCCAAGGAGGCAAGAAGGCTATTGAGCGTATGAAGGCTCTTAATGACCTTCAGGAAATGCTTTCTAATAAGTCAGCGTTCGCAGCTTCACCTGATGTTGCAAATAAACTTCGTGAGATGCTTAAACTTTACAACGATTACAAGACAACAAAGGATGAACTAGATACCTTTGGTGGTAGCCAATTCCTTGCAACTATGAATAAGGAAGAGACTATTCTTAAAATGAGAGAACTTGCAACGTACAACGAAAATACACAGAGTGCCTACAACGTGCTCTTTGGTAGATTGTTAGGAGACTAAATGGCTGGCGTAGGAACAAGTAAAGGCATAGCCAAGATACAATCTGAGGTAGAAGTTCAGCAAGATGGTAGCCCAACTGCTACATCACTTACCGAATATAGTGCTTTTAAGAAGGCTCTTGCTAAAAGCCCTGCTCTTATCAGCGGATATTCTAAGCTCCTAAAGTCTGCCGGATACTATAAAGGTCCTGTAACTACTAAGTATACACCTGCTTTCCAAAAGGCTTTGGATAGAGCAGAAGAAGATCGTCTATCTATCGCTGCTATCCGTCCAGTAGGACGCGATGAGTTCTTAAACGAACAAATCAGTTTTGGCGAAACTGGTGGTGACGGAAAAGCAAGAACCATAAGCCAGACTTATATTGCCAATGACACAGACATTGATTCTCTTGTAACAAAGTTATATCAGAAACTTACGGGATACGGACCAACTGCCAAAGAATTAGAAGCAGCCAGAAAAGATATTCGTCGTGCTGAAAAGCAGAACCCTACCGTTCAGCGCTATGACGCATCTGGAAACCTAGTACAAACAGGTGGCATTAACGAAGAGCAGTTTATTACAGAGAAGATTTCACAAACAGGAGCAGCAGAAAAGACTCGTGCTGAAAGCGCTAATGAGTTACTGCTAAGAGAACTTGGAGGGCTACAGTAATGCCACTACAGCCAACCCAAAGAAATGAAGAACAACGTCTTAAAGACAAAGTAAATCGTCTTGAAAATAGGATTGCATATGTCAATCGCGGAATTAAAACCAGCAAGAAGTTTGCACAAGGTGTTGATTATTCAGAAGAGTTACGCGCTAAGTCTTTAGCAAAACTTAAAGTTGATGAAGCCATCATTGAGGATCTTCAAAAGGAACTCAAAGAAGCAAAAAAAGTATTAAGCGATTTTGTTGCTGAACAACGTTCAGAAAAAGGTAAAGAAAAAGCCAAAGATATTGAACGTGAGTATGCAAGATTAGAAGAAGCCCTTGCTCTTCAACTTGATCCAGAAAGTGATGATGCTCAAAAGATTAGAGATGATATAGATGCACTGGTAGATGACTACCAAAGCGCACTTACAGCAATCAATAAGCGTCCAGCGTCTCTTGTCTCTGCCCGTGCAAAGCTCCTAGGCAAAAAGGTTGCTACATTTAATGAGCCTGAAACTGGAGTTACTCCACCATCTACGCCAAAGGTAATGGCAGAGACACCATCTGAAGTTCCAATTCAAGGCCCTGCAAAAGAAACTCCTGCAAAGCCAAAGGTTAAGGCAGAAGCAACTACCCGTAATCCAGTTACTGGAGAAGTAATTAAAGTTGCAGATATTAAACCTGCTACTGGAGAAGCACCAGAAAAGGTAGAGGTCGGACCTAACGCACTTCCTCCTGTAGATAAGGTAGCCGGTGTCAGGGACATTGCAGAAAAGTACGGACTATCTGAATCTCTATTTAAGAACATTGATAGCCTACGAACAATCTTTGAAGAATATGTAAACCCAAAGAGCAAGATGACGGATGACGAATTTGTTCGTCGTATTCGTAACGATGTTTGGTACAAGCAGAACTCAAAAGGAATCAAAGATCGCTTTGTTCAGTACTACAACTATCGTGATCTGCAAGAGAGTGGTCGAGCACAAGGTACCACCCAATACGAGCAGGACATTGAAGCCATCGTTCGTCAGCTTGAAAATCGTGCAGTTAAAATTGGTTCAGCTGCTGCATCAGATCCAGTTGCGCTTCGTAAGGCTGCTGAAAACATATACCTTACAAACAAAGAAGAAGATGAAACATTTATTGATGACTTCCTAGCGTCATCTATCCGTGCAGTAGCTGGAACAATCGGTGGTAAAACTACCGAAGGTTATTCAGGACAAGCACTTCAGAACTACAATGAATTGGTAAAGGCTGCCCGTAATAATGGGTTCCAGTTGGCAGATATTGTCCCTGGTGGATCTAGCGTAGACCAAGTCCTACAAGGAATCGCAACAGGAAAGATTGACGTTAATCGAGTCATCTCAGATGCACGAAAGATGGCAGCACAAGGACAGCCACAGTATGTCCGTGACCTACTGGCTCAGGGATATAACTTGGATCAGGTATTTAAGCCTTACCGAACAGCTATGGCTAACGTACTTGAGATTGGTGATCCAGACCAGATTGATCTTAATGACCCACTACTTCGTAGTGCCATCACCGATAAAGGCGATATGAATTTGTATGACTTTAAGAAGCAACTTAAAGCAGACAATCGTTGGCAATATACAGAAAATGCTAAGCAAGAAGTATCAGATGTAGCACTTCAAGTGCTACGTGACTTTGGATTCCAGGGGTAAATAAATGGCATCAAAAGACGCTATGTACGATGCAAAAATGGCAGCAAAAGCAAAGGCTGCAACCAATGCAAATGCTATTAAACAAGTTGGACCACTTGGTGGTCTAGGTGCTGGAGTTGTTGCTGGAGTTAAAGTAAATGAAACTGTTAACCCAGTTCAAGTTGAAATGGAAAATTCTTGGGTTCCGGCAGGTATAGTCCAGACTGTAAATGGACCAGTAGATGTAGATGCCAATGGAGTCGCACAAGATGGAACAGTTCCAATCGCTGCTTCTGAAGAGTTCATACCAGAGAAAAAAGTAGTCGTAGAACCAAAGATTATCTCTACCTACACCGATCCAACAACTGGCGATATCATTGATGTATATGATGACAAAACAGAAAAGATCCGTAGAAAAGGTACGCTTCAAGCCACTGCTGCCGCTGCTACTGCCGATGCTGCTGCAAAGAATTTAGCAGGACGTGTATCAGCCTACGATATTCTATATGCAGAGTTTGATAAACTTGGTTTAGGAAGTCTAGTATCAGATGTTAAGCAGAGCATTATCAATAGCCAATCAGCGTCTGAACGTACCATAGCACTGCGTAATTCAAAGGCATACCAGAAGCGCTTTGCTGCTAACGCTAAGCGTGTAGCTAATGGATTTGCAGCTATTGACGAAGCAACTTATTTAGGTCTTGAAGATAAGTACCAGCAAATTGCACAGAACTATGGATTACCAGCGAAGTACTACACACGTGGTGAACTAGGGGTTCAGCAATACTTTGAAGATGCCATTGCCAAAAACATAAATCCAATTACTTTTGAAGAAAGAATTATGGAAGGCCAGAAGGTCCTTAACGCAAACAAGTTGGTCCTAGATACTGCTAAGAAGTTTTACCCAGATCTTAATGACGGCGATTTCCTTGATTTTGTTCTTAACCCAAGTAACGCTATATCTGATATTAAGCGTAAGGTAAGTGCTTCTGAGATTGGTGCGGCACAGAGGGCTGCTGGTTTGCAAGCAACTAAGATGGGTGCTGAAGCACTTGTTGGTGAAAACATCACAGGAGCACGCTATCAAGCGGCAGCGCCTACTATTGCTGAAGCCTCTATTCGTGGTGGACAACTTGCCTCAATCTATAACCAAGATCCTTACACACAACAGACAGCAGAACAGGCAGTACTTAATACGCTTGGTTCAGCAGAAGCAATCAGACAAACTAAACAACTTACCGAACTAGAAAAAGCCGAATTTAGTGGCAGATCTGGTCGCGGAGTACTAGCCAGAGAACGCGCTGGCTCAATCTAAATAAGCCTGCCACTAGAACGACTGGCCTAGTGGAGTGATAACAATACCAGTAGTGGGAGCCATACCGTTTCCCCAGACGGATATGAGGCCCGCGTAAATCAACTAACGATAGGGAGTGGACTATGTCCAATTACGAGTACGAGGATGACGACGACGATTACACAAACGATACGTCGAATGACCTTGTAAAACAACTACGCAAAGCCGCAAAGCAAAAGGATAAAGAACTACAGGAACTACGTTCCCAGTTTGAAACCTTGACCAAGGGCCAGCGTGAACGAGCAATCAAGGACACCCTCGCAGCTCGCGGGGTAAATCAGAAGATAGCTTCATTTATCCCACAGGATATAGACCCTTCAGAGGAGTCTGTGTCTAAATGGCTCACAGAAAATGCCGATGTTTTCGGTATTGATCTTGAGCAAAACCAGGCAACAGCAAATGTAGACCCAGCCGATGCTGCGGCATACAAGCGACTTAGTGCTGCGTCCAATGCAGGTATTTCACCTGAACGTGGACAAGACATTATGAGCCGCTTGATGAACGCCAACAGCAAAGAAGAACTGGATTCTATTATTGCCGAGTCGGGAATGTAATTTAACCACTAACGAAAGGCAACACTAATGGCACTACCAGGCGGTACAATCACTGGTACAGCTGACATTACTGCACTCGTACAGACAGCATACGATCAATACGTTCGTATGGCTCTTCGTAGCATCCCTGTTATGCGCGGTCTCGCAGATGTTAAGCCAGTACAGCAAGCAATGCCAGGTGCATCAGTAGTATTCTCAATCTACTCTGACCTAGCACAAGCAACATCAACTCTCACAGAAGAGTCAGATGTTTCATCAATCGCTCTCGGCAACCCTAACCAGGTTACTGTAACTCTTAACGAGTACGGTTCAGCCGTAACAACAACAAAGAAGTTGAACCTTACTTCTTTCAACGATGTTGACTCAGCTCTTGCTGACATCATCGCTTACAACGCAGCAGATTCTATTGACTCTGTAGTTGCTACAACCCTCACAGGTGGATCAAACGTCATCTACGCAGGAACAGCAACAACAACAAACACAGTCACATCTTCAATGGTTATGGCTGTTGCAGATATCCGCGAGGCTGTCACACAGCTCCGCACAAACAAGGCCGTGCCACGTATCAATGATTTGTACGCAGCATACCTACACCCACGTCAGGCAGCTGACCTCCGTGCTGAATCAGGCACCGGCGGATTCCAGGCATTGACACAGTACGTAGATCGCACACCATTCGTGGCTGGTGCAGTCGGCGTAATCGAAGGTGCATTTGTAGTAGAGACACCACGTGTGCCTTTCGCTGCAAACTCAGGATCAGTTAACGTCTACAAGGCTGTTATTGCTGGTCGTGAAGCACTTGCAGAAGCACAGGCACAAGATATCTCTACCGTTATCGGACCAGAGATTGATGCGCTTCGTCGCTTCCGTACCATCGGTTGGTACTATATGGGTGGCTTTGCACGCCTCCGTGAAGCAGCACTGTATCGTATCGAGACAGCTTCTTCAATCAACTAATTGTGCAACGGTGGGGGCAGGGTCAAACCTGCCTCCATCACTTGGGAGGATCAAATGGCATATACGCTAGTAACACCTTGGCAGAACGAGACTTGGGTTGATAACAACTTTGAACCCTATGCTCGCCTAGCAGGACGACGTATCACAGGCGGTAGCGTAGATGGAACGATCCCAGTATCGCTTACAGACGTACCACGTGGAGTATCACTTATCGTTAACGGTACAACTGTGACAGAGAATAGAACACCTAGTCAAGATGACTTGGCAGATGCTGATGCCTACTACCTTGGTGGTCACGCATATACACTTACCAACGCAGAAGCGCAGATCCTTATTGACGCTGGCTACAGCGATTACCTAACGTTGGTGCCATAGTGGAATGTAACCATACATCTAAAGTTCTTGAATGGTCATATGATTTACTAGATGGCAAAGTCAACGAGTTTGTCTCTAAGTA